TAACATACTATTTTATTTAAAGAACTTTATCTTTAAGAATAGTTATACGCCTAAAGAATTTAGGAGGTTTATATGCTTCATGTGTTATGAACCACACCTATTTCCACTTACAAGCAAAGACTACATGGCATGTAACGAATGCCTGGATACATTAAAGGAGGTTGAATAATGGCTAAAGAAGATTACGATAAACTTATTGCAAGACTACAAAAAATTTCACAACAAACCCCAAAAAAAGGTTTAGCGGGTGGAATGCCTACTGATAAAGGAGAAGAAGAATAATGCCTACATACAAGGATTCATACAGTAAAAGAAATTCTGGTGATGACATGGCGGATTTAGCTATGCAAAGCTACCTAAGAAAAAACGATTGTAAAGAGTTTCACGACTATTTAAGAATAGGAACTGACCCTAAAGAAAACTTTTTAGATTTGTTTTGGTTTGCAACAAAGATATTATTGCTACCTGACTACATCCTGGTTCGTAAAGGTTATATCTTTTTCATAGAAGTTAAAGGAACAAACAAGTTAAAGGAAGATGATTACTTTAAGATACAAGAGATGGCGTTTAAAGGTTCACGATTTAAAGAAGTTAAAGTTGGTATCATGTATTTTAAATCACTTGATGCAGAACCAGTATGGATAGACCATAACAAATTAAAAGAGTATTGGTTAGACCATACAATACCAATTAAGTATTATCCTGAAAATGATTTCATGGGTAATAAAAAACCATATAAAGAATTACCTTTATAGAGGGAAGTAGTTATCCCATCCTTTATCACTAATTGTGAAAGTGAGGACACCTGGGTGCGACCAAAGTCCAGTTTGTGCAGTAAAGTCTATGCTCTTATCTATTGATGGTGCTTGAAACCAAGTCCTATCACCTTGTTGCTTCATTCTTAAATGATGATAATGTGCAGTTACTAGAATCTCACTATCTCCACTAGGCAAGAATCCAAACATCTGACCCTTCCACCATGCTTCAATCTTAGCTTCAGGGTTGCCGCCACGACCACCGCTCATGTGTCCATGAGTAAAGCTACAAGACTTACCCTTAATCATAAGTGTTTGATGAAATCCCTCAGGTATATTTACTTCTACTTTCCCATACCTCTCAGGATTAGCAGACATAATTTCCTGGCATATTTGCAAGTGCATAGTATCCGAGTTATCTAATCTTGATGTAGCAACTTGACCTTTACTGGTCCTGGACATCTCACCATGATTACCTGGAACACCTGCAAGAACTAGCTTCGGTGCGTGTGGTAAGAATGTGTCAATCGTTTTCATAATCATTGACCTAGCCAATGCGTATTGCTCAATCAATGACAAAGTAACATTGTGTGGTTGGCTCTCAAAGAAAAAAGGCGTACAGTTTTCAGTAAGGTCACCTAAACCTACCATATAGATTTCATCTATCTGTACTCCGAGTTTACGCAGGTCTTTAATCCTGTTTACTCCATCTTGTAATGCTCTATCGTATCTCTTGATAGTGTTCTCAACTCCATAATCTTTTTTTCCGAGTTGCCAGTCACTCATAAACCACATAAAAGCGGTATTACCTGCATTGTATTTCTTCTTTATAGGTGGTTTTCTCTTAGCTTGTTTGAATAATTCTTGAAAATACCTGTCATGTCCAGGCTTCTTTTTTCTTACAATGCCTTTAAACGCATAAAAAGTTTCAACTGTTCCACCTTTTAGCTGTGTATTCCAAGATGATGCTCTTACACTACCTTCAATTTCGTAGTGTTCTGGGTCGAATCCCCATTCTTTTAATATAGAATCGAATTTATTTCTGTAATTTGGGTCTGTTCCTACATGAGTAATCTCACCTAGACCAGTCTGTTCATTGACCTCTAGTCCTGGTTGCCACCCAGTTTTGTAGAAATTATTACCCCATTCTTCTGGTATGTTAGGCACTATACCTCCTTTGCCCTGTCAACTTTATTATACAGGACAAAGAAGATTAGTAGGTTATTTAGATACTTTTTGCGTACTAGAACCACCAATTTGTTTTTTGGCGTAAGCCTTTATGACAGCAAGAGCGGCAGCTCCTCCTGATAAAGCAGCTAATTGGACTGTTTCCGCTTCAATTCCTACTAAAGGTGCGATAGTTAACGCTCCAATAAAGGCTTCTACGAATGTCCAAGTAACTCGTTCTAGCATATCTTTAAGTTCTTCACTCATTGTATACTCCCATGCTTCGTTCCAAGGAGTCCACCCCACATCCTTCTTGAATGTCCCATCAGATTTTCTTTTTCTTTTGCTTTGTGCAAACATTAACTTATTACTCTTCCTTTAATTTTTGCATTTAATGCTATAACACCACCATTAATCTCTTGTAATTTTTCATATACACTATCAGCAAGTATCATGTGGTCTTTTGCTTTGTTATCTACTGGTTTATCCTCCAATAACTTACTTATATTTAAGTATTCTATAGATACTTTCTTACCTTGTAGCAACTGACCTGCAATTTTCGCATACATTTTTTTGTACGCCACAGTGCTGTTGCCGATAAACCCATCCTTAGATACTTCTAAGTCTTGTTGTGTTTCTCCTACAATTAAACAACCTGATGTATGTTCATCAGTGTTACCAGTGTGTATAAGAATATAGGTAAAGTTAGGCACATCTTGTATGTGCAACATACCATAGTGAGCATTCTTATATCTCTCTGTATACTTGGCGTGAAATCCACCTGTTTTTCTAAAATTAATGTCGTATGTGCCTTCTGGTATGCAAGTTTCGTGCATTACTTTTACCGCTTGATACTGGTCCTCTAGTGTATAGCACTCAAAAACACCATTAATAAACAACATTCCATTAGTCGCATCCTTACCGAACTGCGTTCTAAGAACTTGTAACTTCATAATTAATCCTTTCTAAAACTGATGGTCAACAACCATACAGCTAATGTAATTATAGTAGCTAACCCTGTCACTTGCTGTGCAGAACCAGTCAATGTAAGCGTTGCAATAACTAAACCAACCAAAGTCCAACTAAGGTTTAATGTTTCTTTAATTGCTTCTACTAACCATGACCATAACTTTTTAATCATTAACTTCTCCTAAATATGAAAGCTGCCATACTAGCTATTCTAGTCAGAATAACTGGCACTACAACCTCTTGTGCTTTTTCTCTTTGGTCTTGTGTCATGTCATCACCTATGTTTGATAGTGTGACATCTTCAAAATCTAAATCAATAAATGTTTCAATAGGATTCTCTAAGAAAGATTCGTAGTTTACTTCTGTTACAACATCAGCAAGTGTGTAGTTCTCTACAGCTGCGTTCTCTACAGCTCTCTCTACATATTCTTCTACAGCTTCTGCTATTACTTCATCATCTTTTACAGATTCAGCAATAATAGCTACATCTTCTGCTTCTACTTGTAGTACTTCAGCTACAACTTCTACCTGTTCCTCAGTAAGCTCTGCAACATCTGCAATAGCTTCCTCAACAACAGCTTGTACTATCTCTTGAACTTCTACAGATACTTGTTCCAAGTTCTGTACACCAACATCATTAACTTCTTCTAAGACCTCTGATGCTTCTTCATTGGTAAGCTCTTCGACATACTCTTGTATTGCTTCTTCTTTAGCTTCTTCATACTCTACTAACTCCTCTTCTGTAAACTCTTCTATCTCTTCTTCTGTTGCTATTTCTAACTCAATAACAATAATTTCTTCTATCTCTGCAACTTCAACAGCGACTTCCTCTTCAGTAAGTTCTATCTGTTCCAGGTCCTGTTCCTGGGGTATCTCTCCAGTGACATCCTCGTCAACAATTTCCTGTATTGGCTCATCCAAAACTTCCTTGACATCCTCTTTAACTTCTTCATCTATAATCTCCTCTTCTACTTCATCTTGTATTGGTACTTCATCCACGATTTCGGTAACAATATCTTCCAAATCAAATTCAATAATCTCGAACTCAATAGGTAGTTCTTCAAACTCCAGTACCTCGATTTCAAATTCTTCCTCTTTTGGTGGGTCGAGTACAGTATCATCATCTTTAAGAATGATGTCATCCACAGCTTCTTTATCTTTGACAGCATCTTCTTCAACAACAACCTCTTCTTCTGTAATTATTATTTCTTCTTCTATAATATCATCTTCAAAAACTTCTACCTCTTCTATTATGACGAGGCAATCACCACGCTGTATCTGTGCATCAGTCATAAAGCAACCAAACTCTGACTCGTTATCTATTCTTTCCTGGTCACGCTCTATAGTTCCATCATTGACATCAGCTTGTGTATAGGTTTTATCAACACCTTCAACAACTATATCTACAATAATTTCTTCAGGTGGTGGAGGTGGTGGAGGTGGTGGTGGTGGTGGAGGTGGTGGAGGTGGTGGAGGAACAGTTGTAGTTGTTGTAGTAGTAGATGTAGTAGTTGTTGTAGTAGATGTAGTAGTAGTTGTAGTAGGAATAGTGCTTTCATCTACATATTGCCAGTACAATGTATCTAATACAGATATATCAGTTAATATAATTTCAAACTTTGTAATAAATTTATCTGTGTTGCTTTCTACTGCGTTGTAATCAGTGTATGATTTATAAATAGTTTCATACATTGTGTTTAAGTTTGAGTTGCTTTGTGCATTTTTGCTTTCTGTTTCATCTGTTCCATCAGCGTAATACCATTTAATAGACCAAGCATTATTTACTGCACCTACTACATAACCTACTTCATATACATCTTCTGCAAATTCAAACAGATAAGTACCACTTGTTATTGCTAATGAGTTACCTGTAGTTCCATATCTATCTTGTTCGTTAGTATAAATATATGCAGTTTGATTACCACCAGTTATAGTTAAACCTGCTTGATAAGTACTATCACTAAAATCTTCTTGAACTGTAACTTCGCCAGGTACTTCTTCTGCGAATACAGGGGTAGGTATTAATAAGAATAATGCTAGACAGAGTCTTAGCATTACATTACAAGTGCTGCTACAACTCCACCTATTGCTACAATTAATGTTAATACTTTATAAAATTCTTGTTTGTCTAACTTAGAATCTAACTTATCTTCTATTTTGTCTAGTCGCTCAATAACCATATTAAGAAGTTCCTTTTGGGTATAGCCATTGTTGTTTGACATTTATGGTAAATCATCCCTAGATAGGAAATCCCATTCCTTATCTATGTTACTATCTAGGTCGTATTTGCTTATTCTTTTAAGATAAGAACTAATTTCTTTTAAAAAATAACCTAGCAAAAATCCAATTATAAATTCCATAAAGACGATTATAACAGATTATTTATGCAGGTTTTGGATTGTCTGATTTAACTTTAGCTATGTGGTCTTTCCATGTGGTTGTACCATTTACCAAGTCTTTATATTGCATATCAAGTTGGTCGCCAATAGTACCATAAGCTTCTTGCCTAGCTTCTATGTAACCAAATTGTTGTGCTTCCCACTTGCTATTACCTAAATCAGTTTTAGCTTGTGCATACTCAGCATCAGTAAACTCTATACGCTCATTATTAACCAGTGCATGCAAAGGTTTTGCTGCTTCTATTTCAGCATTAGCTTGAGTTTGTAATTCTTCTTTTGTTGCCATAATATCTCCTATGTTAGCATACTTCTTTTACTATTACTTTTTTAAACCATATAAAGTGAATGTTCCACTTGCTATGTTTCCTGTATTCATAAAAAACTGTAGTCCATTACTTGCTTGTGCTACTTTACTAACACCACCACCCTGACTTCCAATAAGTACTCCTCCTAATGCCCACAATTGCACTTCCTCATTAGTCAAAAAACTGTATTCAGAGGCATTGTTGAAATTAAAGAGGTAATATACACAGTTTGAAACTTCCCCTGTTGCAGTTCCTGTGCCTGTTGCTTGTGTTCTTAAGTAATCATCATTAGTAGTTCCATTAGTGCCAAATGTTGTATCTGCTCTTAATAATTTTGCAGCTGCATCATAATTAGAACTTGTGTCTGGGGAGTTATCACTAGCTTTTAAAAATCTTATTCTTAAGTGTTTGTCATCTACTGTTCCTGTTACATTACTCTGAATAACTTTATACACATCATAAGAACTATCCCAATCAGAGCCACCTAAAGTAACACTTGCTACTGCTGATGAAACTATTTGTTCATCTATTTTTATTAATGCACCTGCCATTATCCTTTAACTCCATAAGTTACTAATGTTCCACTTACACTTGCTAATGCTTGTAAGCTAAACCCTCTAAGACTTTGAACATTTTTATAAGCCCCAATTGTTTTTGCAATTCTAAAAGCTGCACTATTATTAATATCAACTGTTTGTGCAGTTACAAAAGTATAGGAACTAGATGAAAATGGATTATAAACATAAAGAACATTTCCACCACCTGCACCACTTCCAGAACTTTCACTAAAAGCATACATACCAACATCAGTTCCTACAATTTTAGTTTCAGAAAAACCTGTATTTAGTTTTAAATTATGTCTTGCAGTATCATAAGTGCCATCTGTTGTGAGAGTTCCTGAGCTATCTAAAAATCTTAACAAGCCATATTGCCCACCTGTATCTAATGTGATTTTATAGACATCATAATCTGCTGAAAAAACATTATCAACATTAACAGTAGATACTGAGCTAAAAGTTGTTTTATTTATAAGTTCTAAACTTCCTGACATATTCTAACTTTCTTTAAGTCCATATAAAGAAACAGTTGCATCAAAAGTACCACCACCATCAAAATACAATTTTATTTTATCAACTGTACTTGCTTGTGGTAAAGCACCACCACCATAAACTGTTCTATAAGCAGTATCTGTACTCATACCTGTTACACCTAGAGTTTGATGACTGTATTTACTTGAATCTCCTAAACCATAAAAATATTGATATGAATTACTAACTCTGTTACTACCTACACCTAAGCTATAACCTGCTCTTAAATGACTTATACCAGTTGTTCTACTTTCTCCTGCAGTTCCACCACTTTCTGGATACAGATAAGCAAACATATAAACACTTGCATTCTCCTCAACTCCACTTTCATAAAATCTTATTCTTGCTTCTGTGTTGTCTACTGTACCTTTATAATTACTCATTGTCATAAAATGCACATTATAAACATCTTCTTTTATATCATTAAATAATATAGAAGTAACAGCACTTCCTGTTTGTGTTTGTATTAATTCTAATTTTCCTAAATCTGCAACTCCTCCAAGAAGTCCAAATCTACCTGCACCTAATGGCATAAGTTACTCCTAACTAAAAGCTTGTAGTGAATTAAGTAGTGGTGTTCCTGCATCTAAAAATAAGAATGTTACTAAATCAATAGCATTTGCACCTGAAGAAACTGTATATCCTGCACCACCTGCTGTTTTTGCAGTTACATTACCACCACCATTTACAGTTACTGCATTAATTGCGACTGTTTTAGCACTAGACGCGTGTTGTGTAATTTGTAAAGTAAAAGTAGAAACACCATTAGCAGGAACATTAGTAAAATCTATGTCTGTAATATTCTCAGTTAGTGTAATACTTCCTGTATTTCCATTTGCTAAATTAATTGCTACAACACCTGATGATGAAGTAACTGCCACATCAGTTTCTGAATAATCTTTTAATACTGCTGCTGATAATATTTGGTCACCTGCATTAATAGCACCTGTCATAGTTCCACCTGCTAAAGATAATTTTGTATCAATATAAGTCTTAGCTGCTTTTGCTGATGGGATTGTAGTATCTGTACCTGCAACAGAACTAATGTCTGTATCTAGTACGCCTGACTTTAAGTTAGCTACATCTACATTAGATAAAGCATTACCAGTACCTTCTGCATCAAAAGTTTTATTTGTAAAAGTTATTGTTCCTGATGATAATTGGTCGTGTAAATCTTCAAACATTTCTCCAACAACTGCCATACGAACAGTATCACCATCTGTATGACCAATATCAGGAGTATGTCTACCTTCTACATCTCTTGTAACAGTTGACATAGTTACTCCTGAAGAAGCTGTTACTAGAATAACTTCTCTTGTAGCGCTATCAGGATTTATTACTAGATAAAAAGGTGCTGCTATAGCACTTGTTCCATTTGAAGTAGGTGCTGCAGATAGTGTTATGTTAGTATCTGATGCACCAACATTACCATCTAAGGTAGTTTCAAAGAAGTTACTATAATTAATTTGTTGAGCTGTCATTTTTCTCCATGTTAGCTTTCAGTACCACCGACTACAATTTTATTTCTACCAAAAGTAGCTAATCCAAAAGTAGCTAAACCAAGTGTAGCAGGAATTATTGTTTCTGCTAACAAATCTAAATCTTCATCTATTGGTTTATTACCTATAGTATCTATACCTAGACTTCCGCCTTCTTTTAATATTAATAATGTTGACATTATTTTTAGTTTACCATATTTTTTTTACCCACCAAATCTTAACTGACCTAATGCTCCTACACCAAAAGCATTTGAGCTAGACACTGTTGTTAGAACAGGTTGTCTAGTTCCTCTGACTGTAATGATTGCATACTGTGTAACAGAACCTCTTTCAGCGTTAGTGCTTACTGGATAACTTACTCTTTCAACAACACCTCTAATAATTTCTTTAGGGTCGTATAACTCTAAAGTTATAGAGTCACCCTCTTTAGACCTAAGTTCGCTGTATAAGTTATCCCCTAAACCTTTTACCTTTACAGGTTTTCTATTTGGTCTTTCTACTCTATCACTAATATTTATAGGTATCTGTGCTACTACCAACTCAGGTCTAGCCAATGCACGAAACTGTAGGGATTTAACTTTAGGTGTGTTTAAACCATCTGATGAATTTAAAACTAATTTACCTATAATATATCTTGCAACAGGACTTATCTGTTGTTCTGTATCTCCAACACCTTCTGTTTGTTTCAATGCAAGACTGTAGCTTGTACTAGATGGATTATCTAAATCCTCAAATACATTAGAAAACCTTAGTTCTACATCTGTATTATCAGGCATACTAAATGTTGATACTTCTGCACCAACAAATTGTTTACTCTCTGCTGTAAAGAAATCTGCTGCTGATGTTATAAGATAACCTGTTGATTCGTATGTAGATGTTTCTAAAAATATATCTTTTCCTGCTACAGCTATAACAAACTTACCATTTGAATTGGTTATACCTGTAATAGGACCTGATGCTCCCATCTCTAAATCTCTAGCAAATCCTGCAGTAGGTAAGTAGTATCTCCATAGATAACTTTCACTACCACTTTCTTTTATACCACAATAAACACTATCTCTTGAAACAAACATGTGCTTAGGTGTTGTATCTACTCCTGTTATAACCCATTCTTTTACTAACTGTCTGTTAGCTAAAACATATAAGTCATCTGCAACTGTTAGGTCTGCACGATAGAATCTACCTACATCCCTAGACATTTCTTTTGTACCAAAAAATACAATACCTTCTGCTGCAGCTATAGAGTGTACTTCTTCAAAAGGAATGTTTGTTTGTCCTTTAAGAGTAAAAGTTCCTGCTATATCTTTAAGAGAATATATATCTCCATTAGTAGAAGCAACTAAGACTACTGCACCTGCATCTACAACTTGTGACACATGGTGTGAATCCTCAAAGGTTATGATTGCATTTCCATCTGCTAAATCTCCACCACCCCAAGTTTTATTAAATGGACTTACTGCCCATACTCTTTCTACTGAACCATCATCTCCACTAAATACTAATTGTCCTTTTGCAAACCACACACCATTCAAACCTCCTGATGAAGATTGTGCTGTTGTTTCCTCTGACCAAGTGGATGCACCATCAAACTTAATAAGTTCTGAGTGTGTTGTTCCATTAGCGGTAGTAGCAAATATCATATCTCCAACTGAAGCTATACCTGTGAAGTTATAGTTTATGGTAAGACCTGTAGTTACTGCTGACCAAGTAGAACCATTGTTTGTAGATTTATAAATTACATTAGTATCAGTAACATATAAGTCACCATTAGTAGTCTGTGCTAAATAGTTATTGCTACCTGCAAATGTTGTATCTGACCCTCTTACATTTTTATCTTGTGTCGTGTATAAAAGATGTATGTGATAAGAAGATTCGTCATCTCCATGAAATACATCTACACCTTTGCTATCCCAAAATCTTGTTGTGTCTTTAGGTGTACCATTAGCTCTATGTGCTGTGTCTAGTCCTTGTCCACCTGTAAAATTATTTCTTGAATAGATACGACCTAAGTTAGATGTAAAATCTTCAGGGTTTTGTTTGACATTAATTCCCTGTTCTTGTACATCTGATGATTGTATCTGCATTTCTCTTCCTGGACCAACTGCAGACCTAAGAAGTAATGTATCTATACGAACATCATACCCATATCGTTTAGGGTTACTAATAATATTGGTTGTAGGTACTCTAGGCATTATTGAATACCTATGTTTACACCATTAATTTCCATAGCTTCAGGATATTGCGCTCTTAGATACTTTCTAGCTTGTGTTAGTAACAACTGCTGATACTGTAACAAAGAGTTTCTTACGCTGTTTGCTGAACCAACAGGAAAGTTATTGATAGCCATTTGGTCAGAGATGTAGTCTGTTGTAGCAGCAGGTATATCTTTTCCTGCAATAAGTTGTGCTGCAACACCTGCCATAATGATTGGTTCATACTCATCTTCTAGTCCTACTGTTGCTAATGTGTCTGTTTCAGCACTAGGTTCTACAAACTTCTTTTTAAAAGTTACAAAAGTAGAATGACCTGACAAGATATTATAAAACTGTAAAGCATTAACTTGATTAGGTCCTGATGTGTATGTGATTGTTCTCTCTGTGCCACCATCATCTGTATAAACAAAAGGGTTTGGTAGGTTTACCATCTGTACCGATACTGGTCTAAAAACTGTTGAGGTTTGGTCTGTACCTGATTCAAAATCTGTGTATTGTGATATAGCTTTTAGTACTGATACTAAATAATTATTAGTTCCAGGAGCAGAGTAAGTACCTAACAAGGTGTAACCACTGTTAGCAATTACTTCTTTAGTTTCTACAGCAAATAATGTAGGAAATAAGTTCTTTACTTGGTCACATACTGCATCAAAAACATTCTTTCTTGGGAATGGTGGTGCTATTTTAATTAAGTCACCTGCTGTATGTGTAGCTGCAGTCGTGCCTCTAGCACCTCTTGTTACAGTTATTGTATTTGTAACAGTGTTGAGGTCTTTACAAAGCATAAGCTCTTGACCTATCTCAATTATTGTACCTGCATCTAAAGCATCTTCTTCTTCTACAGATAACAAGTCACCATCAAAAACAACTGAAGTAACTGATGCGTTCATACCTGTTTCAAGTGTTGTGTAACTAACCAAATCTTCCATTGGTTCTAGGTATTCTCTATAAGTCCTGTCTACGAGGTCACCAATAGTTGTACTCATTGGTCCTCCTAAGCTGTTCTAAATATTAACTTTATGCTTCTGTCTGCTGCTTCAGTACTACCTGATGTAACTCTTATAAAACCTATTGATGCAAAAGCCCAACCACTAGGGTCTACTCTTACTACATCTCCTGCTGTTACTGTGTAAGTTACTGCAGTTCCATCTGTTTCTACGACATCATACCAATTAGTACCATCAATAGAAAAGTCAAAACTTAATGCTGTACCTGTCATAGCTGCAGGAAATACTATTCCAGTGAGTAACATACCATTTGTACTTACTCCATTGGATGTTGTTCCATTTGCAGAAACATCTATTAAAACTTCTTTTACATTTGTCTTGTACATATCTTCCTTACTATAGCAGAAGAAAAGGGTGGAGGTGGAGTTCCACCCCAATCTTCAAATTAATTAACTACTAGGGAGTAGCAATTTCGTCTATGTGGAGGTGATATTGTGGAGGACCGAAGTCGATTCCCATCTCCATGTAGATTGCTTTTGCAACTCTAGCGTTGTCGTCTTGGTCAATATCTCTCACGAACACTGTTCCTTTACCAGGAATGTTTGTGAAGATAGGGCTTACATAAGCCATATCTACTATGAAAGCATCATTACTTCCTAAGATATTTCCATCAAGAGCCATCATTCCAATAGAACCGAATGGTGTTATAACAGTATCAATATCGATACCTCCAACATTTCTCTCTCTTGGAAGGACTGCAGCTGTTGTACCACCTGATTGTGGGTTATGTAGCTGCTTGTTTAGTTCTAATAGGTTAGCTGAGTTAACCAAAAGAACTGGATTCTTTACTGGTGCGTTTGCATCATAAAGTTTTTTCAATGATTCTGCAATCGCATCCCAGTCTAATTTCTTAGCAGTACCACCTGTAGCTTCTGTGCTTGTATTGAAGTACTTGTTTCCTCCATTTAATGCACAGTGAGCTGCAAGTCCTCTAAATGTTCTATTGTCGCCAATAGGGTTAGAAGCGTGTGCGCCATCTGCAAAAGTACCATTGATAGCGAAGTATTCTACTTCTCTAGCAACTTTTTCTAATGCAAGTTCTAGCTGTTCTGCTAATTCGTTAGTTACTGGGTTACCACCCATCAAAGCAAGTTGTGCTGTGTTGGTGGTTGTTCCATCACCATCAGACGCAGGATAACCTGCAGCTCCGACTGTGAATGGATTTTGTTGATTGTAAGCTGCCATAGCTGTGTATGACATTTTTACACCCTTATGGAATATCTGTGTTACCTGGGTATAAGCTCCTCTATTTCGACCAAGGTATTCAGTTGGCGCTCCGCCTTCTGTACCTTCTGTTGGTGCTGATGAAATAGTAGCGTTATCGGCTGTTTGGAATTGGAAGAAAGTTGATTGTATCACTTTTCCGCCACCAGTTAAGCCGCCCATAGCAGATAAGAAAGGTGTTCTTTGTCCTCCGACTTTAAACAATTCTCCTTGAAAATTATTAATGTCTGAGGCGTAGATTGGGTCTGGGGTTGATATTGCTCCCATAATTATCTTCTCCTAAATTATTACTATTACTATTACTTTGAAGAAGATGCAGACAACTTATCTTAGTTTATCTTTACCTTCTTCTAAGACAGAAAGTTTTGCTGCTATTGAGTTTCGTACATTACCTGATTTCTCAATTTCACGAATCTGTGAAGTCACATCTGTGTTGAAGTTATCAACTACTGAGTTCTGTTGTAAGTTATTTAGGCGCTCTTGTGATTGCTCTGTACTCTGTACAGCTTGTTGTAATCTGTCTTGTTGCCCAAATTCTACTCCGAACTCGTCTGATGCGTACCCTTGGATTCCTTCTACAGTTAAATCACCTTCGTACATCATCTCAACTGCTTTGCCGACACCTTTTTCAGTGTCTAACCCTGCTTGTTGAAAAACGATTTGTCTTTCTTTAGCTTCGTATTCTGCGACTTTTCCTTTAAGAAACACATTTTGCTCTCGCATTTCTTTCCAGTTCTTGTCACCGCTACTAGCTTGTTCTGAGTTATTCAGTTCTTCTGTCATATTCTTTTGTCCTATCTTTATACAGTTTTTTTACAAGAGGTGTATAAGTAACCTCTGCTTTTCGTTCTCTACTGTTTTTAATTTGACAGGTCTTGTCAGTAGGCATCAAGACCGATTACAATATTGAAGGTCAAGTTTAACCCCCAGACCTGTCTACAGGGTCATATTAAGTATAACAGATTATTTGCCAATGCAAGTTAGGATTCTTCTAAACCTACAACTTCGCCAGTTCGTAATTGTTTAGCACCTGCTGCTGCTGATGAAGCAGATGTAATTTGTGATTCTACTCTACGAATGTTTTGTGCAATTCCTTGGTCACCTAGTTCAGTAGCTTGTACATACTCAGTTTCAGATATTGGTCCTCTACCGAATCTTTCTGCTCCTCCTGATAACCCAGGTAATATAGTTGATGCACCTTGAAAACCTCTTCTAGCTTGTGCTTGTGAAAGACCTTGTTGTTGTAACCCTCTTGCTGCAGCTACAGTTAGTGCTGAAGAACCAAGTGCTGTTTCTGCTTCTGCAATTATTTGGCTTTGCCTAATCTGATTATCTAATACTGCTGTACTTAATCTTGGTGAAACAAACATACCAAAGATAGACTCTTCATTAAGGTCTAAATTAAACTCTCTCATATACACTTCTTGTACTTGTGGTATGTTTTGTACAATGTTTTGATAACCTGTTTGCAACCTCTCACTAAATTCTTGTGGAGATACATCACCTGATATAGCTTCTACAATATCTTCACCAAATACTTGTGGGTTTAAGTTGTAGTTTCTTAGCTCTAATTCCATAAACTCTTTAGCAACAATGTACTCTTGTTCAGTCATTCTTAATGTGCCATCAGTTTTCCTAATGCCTGGATATACTGTTTCCATTAAAGGGTCTGACCTCATCTGTAATATTGCTAACTGACTATCACCAGTATCTATAAAACCTTGTACATAAACATCTATTAATCTTTCATCTAAATAAGGAAATCTTAGTTTAGCTTCCTCTTTTGTTGATAATCCTGTAGATTCAACTGGTGTGTAATCTACATCAGAGGTTCTAGGTGTATAAACTCCTCCGCCACCACCTGAGCTAGAGCCACCACCACTTGATTTGTTAGCTAATAAAGTTGCATCTCTTTGTGTATTTAATCTATCTATTTCTGCTTGTACATTTGAATCTGTATATGTTCCTGCAGCATCTTCTTGTTTAATATATTTTCCACCTGGACCTTGTACAATAATGTACTTAGTAGGTGTTTCATTTTCGTTAGATTCTTCAACAACCTCTTCAACCTCTTCTTTACGCTCTGGTGGTTTATAATTTCTGTCTAGTTCACTTCTTCCTGCATCATCATTAAATCCAATTATTTTAGGACCTCCTACTATAGAGGAAGGTGTGTTGTTAGTTTCTACTGATTGTTTATAAACTTCATCTTTTGCATTTTGTATTTGTGTATCTGTAACGCCATCTGCGTATGCTCTATCTTCTGTATCGTAACCTAAATATTCCCACCAATTCATATTATCTCCTAATTAAACGCTGCTGACAAATCTTGTTTAAAATTACCTGCCATACCACGCATAACATCTTGCTGTACACCTGGTGTGTCTATGTAATCATTTCTGATTTGTTTACCTATTACTGTATAATCCCCTTTAAAATCTTTTGCTAATCTGTCCATATACGATTTAAATTCTTTATTTGGTGCTTGTTTAGTTATTTGAAATCCATAGTTATATAATGCTGCTGACCATGTTGAGTGTTTAGCTCCTGCGAAATGTGGATTTAACTTATCATGTGCCATTTGTAATTCTTCTATAATCTTTTCTTTACCTGTATTAGTGTCTTGTTCAGCATCAAGTCTTAACATACCTGCATACTTTGCCAATACTCCAGACTCTGCATAACCTGATAAAACATCTTCACCTACATAATCAATAATAAGATTTTCTGCTGCGAGTTCTCCTGTCTTAGTAGGTTCTATTGTTCCAATATATTGTCTATAAGATTCAGGTAGAGCTTCATCTCCTCCTGCAATACTTCTGTAATAAGGGTCAGATAACAATCTTAATATTTCAAATCCTTTATCACCGCTCATTTGGTCACCTTCTATCATCATTCCAGATGATACATCTAAAGCTAATTGTGCAGATAAATTATTAAATCCTGAACCAGTTAAACCAAGTGCTGTCATATCTACATTAAAGTTTTCTTTATTCTGTGACAGTTGTGCTTTAGCTCGTTCAGGTGCTAATAGTTCTAATTGTATCCATTCTCTTTCTTGGTCTGTAGTGTTTAAAAAATAAGGTGTATTTTCTATATCTGTAGAAGTTACTGGTTGACCTGTCAAAGCTGAAGAAGCATATAACTTTATTATGTCATCTTCATATATCCAGTTGCCAACTATTGCAGCTTGTGTTATTAATGATTTGTCTAATGCTGACTCAATGTCTGACCATGATTTATCGTCTGGGTCTTGTAACTCTGCATAGTTCATGACAGGTACAAATAATCTTTCGTTGACATTTTCCCACTCTTCTTTTGTGTAACTTTGTACATTTGCAGGTGCTTGTCCACCATCAAAATAGTTCATTGAATCTATATAGACAACTAAAGGTAAGCTGTACTCTGGACCTGACACATTAAATATGCCATAGTATTCGTTATCAACTTGTATTACTTCGTCTGCCTCTATGTATTCTGGTGCAAAAGCCATTATTTTCCAATTCCTGTTAACAGTGCTTGACCCATGTTACCACGAGTTTTCTCACTTATGTTAGCTTGTTCTCTACCCATACTACCAAATAATGAGAAAATTGCTTTACTTAATTGCCAACCAGGTGCATATTTAGTTAGTTTCTCTTGGTCAATTTGTTTTTTAAATAAACTACCAAAATCATTATCTTCTAAAAATTGTTGACCTGCAGGTGTTCTGTAAAAAGATTCTAAGTCTTGTGGTATTTGTAACTTTTGTACTGCTTCATCTTCGTATGCTTTAGGCAATAAGAATTTAGTTAATGATTCTTGAAACTTACTTCCTTGTTTTGGTGCGTTTCTTTGTGATTCATCATAAGCATACATAGCTGCTGAAACTACTTCTGCACCTGCTGCTGCTATGTCTGCTGCTATATAAGTATTTATTATTGAAGCTAAAGGTAATGAAGCAAAACCTAATCTCTTTGCGAAATCATCTACATAAGGAGCTGTTTTTGCTAAAGCACCTTCTACCAAGACATCTCCTGGTGCTAGTACTGGTGCAGCTTTAGATAATCCTCTAAGTGCAAGAGAACCTACAGCAGGAGCAACAGCTTTTCCTACCTTGTAAACTTCACCTAAAGCATCTGATGCACTTTGTATAAACTGTTTATTGCCTTCTACAAATCTTTTTGCAAAATCTTTAGCAAGTTCTAAATCAATACCTCTGTTACGCATATCTTTTTGTACTGCATATTTAAGTTCTTCTTTTGTAGGTGCAGTAGAATAGCCATGATTAGTTAATGATGTTTCTAATAAATGTATTTCATCAACAAA